CCCAAAGATACAGGAGGAATATAGTAGTCACTACTAGATACACCGACTTTGCTTGGAAGTTTCTTTTTGCCTCCTGCCGTTGCCATTGCTTGTACCTTTGCTGCTTTTCCTGTTTCAGCCTTGCCTGCTCTTGCTCCTCTTGAATGATTTCCCGCATCTCAAACACTTTGCTGTACAACGCGCCCATCTCAGGCGGGGATTGGTACACCATCGTTTCCCTGACCGTTATTATGAGTTCCGTCATCTGCTGCTGTGCCATCACTCTTTGCAAGGCAGATTCCATCAGATTGGCATCGGGGTCATAGACGTTTCTGGATTGTTCTTCTGCCTCCCGGATGTGCGTTGCTAGTTGTTCTTCAAGCCTGAACAGCTTTGTAAGCTGAGTGACGATGTCTGCCATGACTTGAGTTTCGTCAACGGCAACGAACTTCTCCCTCTTTTTCGCCACAGGCTTGGACGGCTCGGGGTCTGTTCCGAACAACTTCTGCCAAAAACTGCGAACCTGCTTTGCATCAGAGACAATCTCATCAACAGTCTTTTTGATTTCCATGAAAGACGTTTTAGCGTCTTTGTATAGCTTGCATCCCTGCTTGATAGCAGAGACACAGGCATTGGCGGCAAAAAGAATGCTGAGGGGATCAATGATTACTCCGCAAGTTCTTGGACATCCCAAGACAGTGTTGCTTCATTCCAAGAGAACGGCCCACCCTCTGTCGGCATTGCAACAGGAGCAGACCACAGGCAGGTGTCTTCGTCCAATGTCCAACTTGGGAACGGCTGGGGAGGGATGAATGCGTCACGGGTAGCGTCATAGGCAAAGCCAATCCCTGCGTAGTTCTTACGCAGTTGCTCACGACCACTGGGTTGACCGTCTTGACCATAGTGAACGCCACCACGGGTGTTGTAGGAGGTCTGAAACCAATTTGCAGGGTCACCCACAGCACCAGTCAAAATGAAGTCTTCTTCAGCCACTATGACTTGGACTACCAAGCCATTCTCAATTTTTGCGTAATGTGCCATTAAACATTCACTCCTAAGCTTATTTCTTTTAATTGCTCAACGGTAGTCACCGCCGTGATTGATGCCTCTGTTGCCGTAGCCCATGCAATGACATCAACACGGTAGGTTGCGACTTCAGCAGGGATGTCCACATTGCGCTCTGCTTTGCGAATTACCATCCAATCGGTTTGGGCAAGCGTCACGTTTGCGCTCTGCTTGACCTTAGCAATCCACTGGGACTTCAAGCCCTTGTGGACAAGGCGCTCTGCGGTGTTGACCATAGCGCCATGCTCACCCACTGTTGCGTCATAGACTTGAACGTACATGGGGTTACCGTCTTTATCTACTTCTTCACGGTCTTCCAATTCTTTTGGAACACCTGTGTATGAACCGTCTTCGTTTTGAGTGACCCAATAATATTGGTCATCAGGTCTGATTTCGTCTGGTCTTGTAAATGACATTTTGTTTCCTTATCGGGCGTTAGCATACTTGAATGGGTTTTCGGCAAATGCCATGTAAATATATGTACCGCCGCTGGCATTTTCAGCCAATGTTGTACAACGGAGTTTGAATCCATTTGACAAAAAATCAATTAGGTCAGATGAACCACTGCCCGTATTTTCTGCATCTGCGGCATTAGCAAATAGATATTTGTTAACCACGTTGCTTGTATTTCTTGCGGAGTCATACATCATCCAAGCGTTTGCCACATCAGTGCGCTTCATCATCACAAATCTTGGTCTAAATGCAAGATACACAAAAGGCCCATCTGTACTTCCATTGCCTGTGTAGCTACCAAACGCAGAGTACCCTGCTACTGCGGCAAAGCAGTAGGCGACAAAGGTAGCGGCATTAGTGTTTGTACTTCCTGCTGTTCCAATATTAAAAATGGTTGATGTTGGCAAGCCATTAAAGACAGTTGGAAAAGATGCGGCGGCATTTGTTAAATTTAGAAACGGAACATTGTTTGCGCCTAATGTTGGCATAGTTACGCACCAGTCACCTGTTGTGCTTCTTACTTTGACAATCACCATGCCCGGCGTAACACCCAACCCATGACCCACAGTAGCGTTTGCACCTGTACCTGTATATGTAACGATGCTAAATCCAGCAGTGGTGTTTGCTCTTACCTGTGCTGAGATTGAACCGCTGGTATTGGTTACTGTTGTGCCGCCAGCATTCCATTGCCAGCCTACATAGGTAGCCGCACTGGTGTTCATCTGAGCCAGCGCACCAATAGTAAAGCCCGTAGTGCCAAATGCAGTTAAGCCTGTTGTCTCTGTTGTCTCTGCCGCTGTATTGTTGCTCTCTAATTGTTTTTGCACACCACGCACTGCGTCATACCAAGCATGGTCAGTTGCACCACTTCTACCTTTTACCCACACCAAATCAGGTTGGAATGAAACGCCATTGGCTGAGTTGCTGATTGTCTGTGTCGCCCCTGTGCCTGTATACAGCGTAGCCGCCATCACAGTACGACCATCAGGAATTGCGTATGTTGTTGGCATTTCTATTCCTTATAGGTTGTATGTGTTGAGGGCTACATAACCTGATGGGGCGGTGTAGGTAAACGGACGTTGACCAAAATTGGCAGAAGCATTTACGGCATCAGAACCACCGCCAGCACCTAATACTGGAGAGTATGTAAAACTAGAACTTGTTGTAGTAGATGGAGTTGAGCCAGTGGCTGGGTCGCCACCACCAAACCAAGTGCCGTTATTTTTTCTAATCCATAATTTATTGCTTGCAGAATCATACGCAAAACAAATAACATCATTTGTTGTTGCAGTAGACAGACTACCTAACACCAATGAACCGTTGTTGTATATGCCGCCAGTGGTTAAATAAATATATCCGTTTCTGCCAGTATCTCCGGGCGCTGAGTTTGTAGTGTTTGTTTTGCTAAAATCAGCAATACCTAATTGTTGTGTTGCAGAACCATTTAATGTGACTTCCCAATAAATTTTATCTGTTAAAGCAAAAGTGGAATAAATTACTGAGTTTGTTCCGCTGGTGGCGTTTAAATTACCGCCTGATAATGTTCCACCATTTGCAAGAGGATTCATCACACAATAATTTGCCGCTGTCGCACTTGTCAGTGTAGGCACATCGGTCATGCTGTCGTAGGTCACGCCAGCAGTCACGCTTATATTGTTAGGTGTCCAATTGTTACCCTGTGGGCTGAAGTCATACGCTAGTGTTGTTGCACTTGTTGTATTGGTAAACGGTAGGTAGAACCCGTTCGTGCCATACGAACCACCATAGGTGATGGGTTGCCATACACCATAGGAGTTGATTGTTCCAAAACTGGATGGTGTAAGGGCTTGACCGTCAATGAAGTTGACTTCAGTCATGTAGCCACTCAAGTAGAGCAAAGACGCAGTATTTGTTGGAGCCGCGCCGACATACTGAGCAACGGTGTTATTGATTGATAGTGCTTGATTTTGCGATGGAGTTACGGAAAATGCACCAGCAATCTGAATACCATTTACATAAACAATTGACCTGTTTGTAGCAGTTGCTTGTGTTGTATCCATTGCAATAACAATGTGATACCAAGCGGATGGGTCACGATAAACAGGCGTACTTGCCCAAATTAATTGATTGCTTACGTTTTGAACTGTTTCTTGAAAATAAATTGTGTTATCGCTGTTCCAATATGCTTGGAAGTTTGCATTGTTTCCTAAAACACCAGCACCAAATAAACCTTGAGTTCTGCTTAAATCACCTCGCTTAACCCATCCGCTCCATGTCCAAGTAGTACGGTTGCTTGCAACAGTAGGAGTGCGATTCAAATATGCCGATGCGCTGTTACGGAAACGCAAAGAGTTGTTCACCAACTTGAGCGGGGCCAAGAATCCTGTTGATGTGAATGTGTGGATGACATTACCACCAGAGATGGTGACAGTGCCACCAGCCATGTGCTGGGTAGCGCCAGCGTAGCTGATGATGACCGTGCCTGAGCCGCCTGCCGCGCCAGCAGTAGACGGGTTACCGCCGCCACCACCACCGCCACCTGTGCCAATGGTTCCTGCGCCAGCGGCAACCGTAGCTGAAGGGTAGTCAGAACCCTGACCGCCACCACCAAGGCCACCAAGCGTACCAGGACATCCGCCGCCGCCTGCGTAGTAGGTTGAAGTTCCGCTGATGGACGAAGTAAGGCCAATGCCGCCAACACCAGAGGTGATGCCTACAGCCCCCGCACCACCGCCGCCAGCGCCGCCAAATCGAGTCGCGGCTCCGCCGTTATTGCCTTGTCCCGCCGTGCCAGTACCGCCAGCATAAGACGCAGGACTTGTTCCATTTGGGCCAGACGCACCGCCACCAGAGCCGCCGTTGCCGCCGACCTGCTGGTTCCATGCTCCGTAGCCGCCGCCAACAGATGCGGTCGTGACCAACGAGAACGCCGAGTTACCTCCAACGCCGCCGTTTGAGCCGCCACCGCCACCGCCGCCAGCAGTACCGCCAGCGCCCACGGTGACGAGGTATGTGGAATTAGGGTCAATCGTCAGGCCAGAGCCTGATTGGAAGCCCCCAGCACCACCGCCGCCGCCAGTGGTAACCGTTGGGTATCCACCACCGCCGCCACCACCGCCGCCAACAATCAGGTACTGCGCTGTCAAAGGCGTAGCTGGAACAAGGGTTCCCGATGTGGTGAATGTGTGGATGGTGTTACCACCACTTGAAGTGACGACACCGCCACCAAATTGTTGTGCGCCTACATAGGAAATGATGACGATGCCTGAGCCGCCAGCCGTGGCAATTCCTGTGCTTCCATAGCCACCACCACCGCCACCACCAAGGTTGGCTGTACCAGCTACGCCATTAGGAGCGCCACCAGCGCCACCACCTCCAGCGCCGCCAGCGCCGCCAGTAGTATTTGATGCTCCGCCACCGCCACCAGCATAGGTTACTGAAGAGCCACTGATGCTTGATGCTGTACCCGCACCACCAGCACCGCCAACAGCCGCAGATGGGGTTGTTGCGCCTACGGCAGATGCACCGCCACCGCCACCGCCACCATTGTGGGCGGCATTTGGTGTTCCACCATTGTTACCTTGACTTGGAGATGTTGATGGGGTATTCCCAGCGCCTCCAGCGCCACCATTGTGACCGCCGCCGCCACCAGAACCACCTGTTTTTCCAGAACGAGCAGAGCCGCCCGCACCGCCGCCGCCGCCTCCAGTAGATGTAATGCTTGAAAAAATTGAATCACTACCGCTTGTTCCATCTCCTGTTGAGCCAGATTGCCCAGTTGTGCCACTAGCACCACCAGCGCCAACGGTAACGGTGTATGACGAGGCTAGGTCTAAAGATAATGTGCCTGTTCTATATCCACCTGCGGCTCCACCGCCGCCGCCTCCACCACCCGCCGCACCACCGCCAGCACCACCAGCCACTACAAGGTAGGTAGCCGTGACGGACGCTCCCCCTGTCCACCCAAAGGCTCCGAGTGCGGCGGCTCCAACTTTTGATAAACGTGGCATCTGCGTGTCCTTATGCGAACTTGGTTACAGAAGCTAAAACGGTAAAAGTGGCACTTCCTGTTTTGATAATCACATAGGTGTAACTGTCAATTGAGCTTGCATTGCCTGATGTCGGTGCAGAGCCGCCTTGCCACTTAGGAGTAACAGTGGAGCCATCTACTTGAACCACAGAGTTGTAGTAAGCCGTAGCGCCCGTTGTCACCAAGAAGGTAGCAGACAAAGACTCACCTGTGGACATGATGGTGTTCAGTGATGTGCCGCTTGAACCCCTAAAATTTACAGTGAAGTTGCCCGTAGCACTGGTGGTGTAGTACAGGACTGACTGGGTTGTTGTGTCAAAGTTGATTGTTCCCGTTGCGGCAATTGCAGAGACAGTCGCAACTTCAAGCATGTTTGTTGCTTTATGGCTTGCATTTGAGGAAGTGCCATTAAAGGTCTGCAAGCCAGTAAAAGTGTTTGCTACGTTTACTACAGGTATATTTGCACCTGCCAAAGTCGTAGCGCCTGTGCCACCATTGGCAATTGGAAGAGTTCCCGTTACGTTTGTGGTCAGATTAGTAAACGTCGTCGAAGTTGTACCCGTCCCGCCGTTAGCAATCGGAAGAGTTCCGGTTACGCCCGTTGTCAAAGGAAGACCGGTCAAGTTTGTAGCTGTACCACTAGAAGGCGTACCTAGTGGCCCGCCAGTATCAAGCATTCTGACCCACGCACTGCTGTGAGCAAAATACATTGCCCCGTCTGCATGACTGTGAGCAATAGCGCCGTGATAAGTTGAAGCAGAAGGAAATGCTGCTTGGTTAGCAAAGTAAAACGGGATAATACTGCCCGCATTTTCTGCCCCTAAAATAGCACTACTGAAAGAATTCAAAACGTCTACGACGTTTGTGCCGTCGTTGTAAACCAGTGTGGCCTTACCCGCCGCAACCGCCACGCCTGTGCCGGTGGTGTTCTTAATTGTCTTTACACCTGTACCATTGTTTCTAATGAGGTAAAACTTCTCAATCTGGCAATTAGAACCCAAGATTAAATTACCCACATAACCTACGCCCGCACCACTTTCTGTGATGTTTAAACGCAGATTTCTAGCTGATTGGGTGGTTGCAGCGTCTGTTAATGTAAGTGTTACGTCTGCCGCAGATGAAAAATTTACGGTGGCAGAGCCTGTGATAGCTTCACCCAAGATAGCGTCGCCAAGGTTAACGTTGGTTAACGTGCCCCATGTTCCTGAGTTTGCCCCTGTCTCAAGCAATTCTACTTTAAGTGCTGACCATGTTGATGGCATTTTTAACTCCTAATTTGTCGAAACAACAGTCCAAACTGCCGTTTGTGTACTATCAACTACATTCCAAGCAAATGCTTTTGAAATTGACCCGGCTGACCCGGTTGCCGAAACACCCGTTAACGCCAGCGATTTACTTACCCCCACTGACCCTAAAAATCCTGTACCAAACACTCCCGTTAAAGCTGATAGGTAAGTTGGAACCTCTGTTCCCACAAGACCCGTTGCCGATACACCTATTAATTCAAAATTAATATTAACAAATGTTCCAACCGAACCCTCAGCCCCTGTGCCGCTTACCCCTGTTAAAGCAACAACATTTCCTATCCCAACAGCTCCAACATCTCCAGTAGCCGATACACCCGTTAAAGCTATTATGGGTGAACTGGATACGGCAACAACCGTTCCTACAGCGCCCGCAGCTCCTACACCTGCGAGCGTAGCCTGACTACCGCCCCAAGTATTATCACCCCATGCGCCATCGCCCCATGCTGTAGCCATGACTTATCAATTACGCAATTCTCAACAATCCAGTGGTTGCATCATTAACGGGCATGGTTAATGTAAACGTACCCGCAGCCACTGTTTGAGCCGTAAATGTGTAAACAGCTACAGATTTTTTGTTTGCGTTTGTATCGTTATACAAAAGCATTGCATCAAATGATGTGGCCAGTGTGACGGTGGTATACACAATACTTGCAGAAGGCGTTAAAAACGATGTTGTTCCAGAGCTGCTTGGGGCTGTGCCAAACGTTACAGTTACCCCGCCAGCGGTATAACCAGAACCCGATACTTCTGTGACCGCACCCGTGTAAGACGTTGTTGCAGCATTTAAAGTGCTTGCCGCTGTAAACAAAGCCGCTTTAAACGTATCCGCAGTTGACACAGTGTGAGCAGGAACGCCTGTACCGTTAAACGCATGAACTGCGTTAAATAAGTCCACCTTGAATGAAGTGGTCATTGCTTGTGTATTTGCCATAATTTTTCCTTAAAATTCAGCGGTTTCGCCAAAACTTACAACAGCACGTTTTAGTTTAACGTGAACCGAGCGGTGAACTAATTCACCTTCTAACCAATACTCCACCCATGTGGTAGTTTCGTTGTCATTGTCAATTTCACCCTCTCGCTTTTCTAGCAGAGAGTCATCCATGTCGCCTTTAGTAGTGGTAACTATCAATTTGAACTCCTAATAAGTGCGGATGTTGATGTATTGGCTGGCATTGTAATTAAAAATGTAGTTGTAGAAGTTTTGTCAGATCCAAAATCTAAAACAGCGATAGACTTGTTTCCCTGCGTTGCGTTGTAAATTAACGCGCATCTCGCAGTAATTGCACCAGTCCAAGATATGTTTGGGAAACCCACATACGCCGTATAGCCAGAAGAACTCACCGTAATCGGAGTTAACACCGCGCCACCAGCTACATAAGTTCCAGTAGCGGCCACCTCATTAGTTGCAGAATATACGGTTGTATCAGAGTTTAAATTTGCGCTGGCTGTATACAAAGCAATCTTGATTGAATTTGTCGTTAGATTATGTACGCCCTGATACAGCTGCTCTTTGAAGCTGGTTGTCTGAGTTTGAACTATGCTCATACAACAGGGTTCCTAACTTGGCCATCCCTGTACGCATCCATACGCTGCTTGCCATCGCCCAAGTTCTTGAGTAAGAATATTGCCGACTCATAACGATCTTTATAAAGAGTAACAAGATCAGGTTCGCCCTTCATGTAGGCTATTGCTTCTAGCATTGTTCCATTAAGGAGGGCAGAATCAAAATTATCGCCTAACCAAGTTCGGCTTGCGGTAACTATAGACTCAGGATAGTAGTAATAGTGCAACTCTGCGTTATAAGCAGCATTTGGTGTTGGGCCAAGAATAAACGTCAATTCTTTTACATCGGCAGACTGCGGGCCAAAAATAGCGTAATGCTTAGGTTTTCCCGTGTCCGTTGGATTAGGGTAGGCATCTCTCATAAAGTTAACATCTTTATTTAACAAGTAGAGATAGTCACCACCAGTTAGGTATATAGCCAAAGAGTATGTAGACAAAAAATCATCAGGCGCAGACAAATATTTATTGCCAGAAGTTAAAAGTCCAGTAACATTTTTTCTCAGGTTGGCAACTTGCACCGAGTTATAGATGCGTTGCTCCGCCTGCTTAATCATAATGTTCATATCTACCGTGGGAAACGTGTTCTCACAGTAGTCTGAAACAGCAACTACAAGCTCGGCGTAAGTCATCCCATTTTCCCGCTAATTTTGCGCCCTTTAGTTGCAGCGCCATATCCACGCATCACGCCAACACCGTATGGGTTAATTGGAGAATAGTTACCTTTGCTGATGCCGCCAACAGATGGGTTCATCTCTGTCATGCACTGAGCACCAGTTTCAGTGGATAGTCCAACTTTAAGTGCTTTACCAGACATATCGTGCGGTTGTGCGTAGACGCTAGCATCGCCAACTTCTTTGCCCATCATTTTTTTACTAAATGTAGCCATATTAGCCTCCGCGTTGATTGTTTGCGCGAGCCATATTACGACCAACAGCCTTCATGGAGTCAGAAGTAACGCCGCCCTTGGCAAACTTGGTTGGCTTCATGTTTTTATGCATTTTTTTCTCATGCTTATTTATCATTGAACCAATCATTTTCTTGTCTTGTTTTAAATCTGCTTTGTCCATTTTTTACTCCTAAGTTACCGATATAGTGACTGTACCAACACTTGCTGTTCCCACCAAGTAATTTGGCGTTAAAGGCGCATCAAAATTGCTTGATCCGCCAACTGGATACCAACCCCACTGGATGTCCCTAGAGCCTCCCGTAGGATAACCCGTGGAACTTGTTCCAGCTGTTACATACGTTGTATCTGGTCTAGGCTGATAAACAGCTTGTGGATCATTTATTGGATACATACCCAGCTGCAGCTGCGGCTGATCAGGATCCCAGCATGATTCACAAACCTTTAACTGGTACAGCTTGGTTTTGATTATCTCTATCTTGAGCTGTTTAAGCTTGTACCGCTGCCCGCAACGGTCACACTCGGCAATTGAGTATTTACCTGATGCATAAGGAGAGGCCATTAGATAGAGCCTCCTCCAATAAAGGCTTGACGAGGCACAAGCCTCATTGTTGCCTTCTCATGGTCTTCGCCAGCTGCTAAGTTAAATTGTTCGTCGTAAACCCCTTTGAGCATTTGCAAACGGCTTACTAAATCGGGTTGTTTCATTGCAATGTAGTAGGCCAATCCGGCCGCCACACATGGCAAGAAACGAAAATTCATGTCTTGTGTCTGTATTCCGGAGCCAGCATCTTGAATGCGACGCATACGGTAGTAGACAAACTGATAAGTTTGACTTGAATCAGGTGCCGGCCATACAGTAAATGCTGGCAGTTGGGGGACGAAGACTGCTGTGCTAGAAGTATGTGCTGCAGCTGTAGTGTAGTTCTGACCTCTAAATACTCCGCCTAGTGAGTTTCCATCAATATAAGCGTAGTAGATGTCTTCTGTATCAAGGCGGATGTATCCCGCGCCCGCGAGGCCAACAACTGAGCTCAACGTGATTGTTGTACTAGAAGAAGTAATGGTTGCGGATAAAGTTGAGCTTGTAGGATTTGTTTCACCAGACAAGCGTTGAATCCACACTTGGATTGGACGGCCTTCAGATAATTTATTAGGAATGGTGGCATAGGTTGATACGCTAATCCTAGTAATACTCAAGTCAGACTGAGTGCTTGAAGAGTTAGCACCAGTCCTAATAACGTGGTCTAACAGGTCAATTGTGTCTGTAGGCAGGGCGTAAGTACTTAATCCGGGCGTCAGGGTTATGGTTCCCTGTTCAATTGTCCACATGTTTAGGCCACGGTTAGACCACTCAATCGTCATTAGGTTCATAGAACGACGAGCTGTACGCAAGTCGTATCCAGTACGCATTTCACGGCCCGCGCGTTCCCACGCCTCCTCGGCGAGCTCCGTGAAGTCCATGTTGAATACGGAAGAACCTGTAGTACTCATTTTTTAGCGGTTTTAGCCGAGTTAATAAATGCTTGCGCTGTAGGTGCGCCTTTACTACCAACCTTACGCATCTTCTCACCAGAACCTTTTGCGATACGTTTTTTCTTGGCGTTAATATTGGCATACAAACCAACATTGCCGCCTTCAGCGTATTGCATAAAGTCAGTGTCATCCCTGCGGGCTTTTTTAACTCCCTTGGGCATTTTGCTTGGAGATATATCTCCCATTCCACGACTTGCTCTCATTTGGTACCGCCTTTAACTTTCTTGGATAAAAACAATTTATCAACCATTTTTATCCGCTGGGGTTTGGTTGTAACTTTGTTAATAATAGCCAGCCGTTTGGGTTCACTTGCACTATAAAACCCAGCCTTTTTTAAAGACTTAGCTACACTGCTATTGGGTTTTACGGTTGCCATATCAGCACATCTTTCCGCGAGTCTTGCCACGTTGAGCAATACCATCAGCGCGCTTGGATGCTGAACCAACTTTGCCGCCATGGCTAAATGTAGACATTCCCTCTAAGTCAGTATTCTCTAGACTGTTTAATCGGCCTGAGCGATCCATTGACTTAGCAGACTCTTCTTTAGTCATTGGTTGGCCAGCAATTTCTGGATCAATATCTTGAGTTATTGGCTTAGATCTACGACGAGTTAAGCCACGCTCTTTATTTAAAAGATCGCGCAACTCCATGTTTTGGCCATACTTACCCTTGAAGTCTTCAAGTTCTTTTTTACTAACAATACGTCCTTGTGCCATGACGGGCTCCTTAACAATATTTTTTACCAGAACCGCCGCTAGCCATTTTGATAATTTTGCCTTTGGTTTTACCCTTAGACTCAATACCGCCGCCTTTAGCGTATGCCATGCCACCCATGTTCATCTTCTTGACTTTGCCGCCCATGTTCATTTTGCCTTT